ACTATGCCTGACGGGTCTAAATGGTTTATTCGTGCAGCCAACTCAAGTGTCGGTCACGGTATGTCTTGCGACCTGATCGTGGCTGACGAGATTTGGGATATTGGGTCAACGGTTATTGACGGCGGTTTACTACCAGCCCAGCGCGCTCGACGTTCGCCATTGTTGTCGGCATGGTCAACTGCAGGCACAGAGGCAAGCACCGCAATGCAACGTTGGCGCGAACAGGGGTTGCGATCTATTGACCGTGCTGAGCCGTCATCGCTGTACTTTGCGGAGTGGTCGCCGCCGCCTGACATATCGCCTATGGATAGTCGCGCGTGGGGTTGGGCTAACCCAGCGCTAGGCAAAACTTTAACCCTAAAAACAATTGAGGCCGAGAGCGAGAACCCTGACCGCGCTAGTTTTTTACGGGCATCGTGCAACCTATGGGTTGCCTCAGACCGATCATGGATTTCCCCCGGCCTGTGGCCTGAACTGGAATACACCGACCCGATGCCTGACGGCGGCACAGTTGCCATAGAAACGTCGCTAACTGACGACCGATATTTTGCTACTCGAGCCGTAGTGCTTGACGATCGGCGCACCGTAGTAACAGTTGAGTTTGTGTGCGACACATACGACGAGATGTTGCAACACGTTGAGCGTCTAGCAAAAAACACAACAATAAAATTTGCGATCTCACCGTCAATAGATATTCATTGGCCGTTGGCGCTTGAGCGTCGGCGTGCAATTGTCGGCTATGGCGAGATACTTAAATTTACGCCGCGCATCAAGTCAATGATCCACGAAAAACTGTTGTGGCATACAGGCGAAAATATGTTGGCTGAACACGTACAACGCGCCGTCGCAGTACGCAGTCAAAACAGCATCGCACTATCTAGCCAGCGATCACCCGGCCCGATCGAGTTAGCACGCTGTTTAGTTTGGTGCGCCGCACTTGCAAGCCGACCCACAGCAACAGGTAAACCTATGATCGTTGTGGCTAGTGGCTAGTATGCAAAACGGGTGGCCGTCGTTTACCTATGCTTTCTCGGTTACGTTTGCGGCGGCCACCTATCAACACGGGCAACAGATACGCGTGGCATACTTAGCGCATGGGCATATTTAACCGCACCGTAAGCAAAGCAGCAATCTCACCGCAGCCAACTAAAGCGGCGGCGGCTGGTAGCGGATACGTCGGGCAAAACGCAGGCGCAAACTCAATCGGTCAGTACTACAACTATGTTGAAGGTACGGCACGCAATCGTGCTATGAGTGTGCCGACAATTAGTCGAGCGCGCGATCTTATGGCCAGCGTCATCGGTTGCATGAACTTAAAAATGTACACCGAAATGTGGAACGGTCAAGAAATGGAAAAAATGCCGTTAGCGCCACGCACTTGGTTGCGACGCATAGACCCAAGCGTGCCTAATTCGTTTTTGCTTGCATGGTTATTTGACGATCTTTTTTTCTTCGGCAGAAGTTTTCTCTACATAACCACTCGTACCGCTGACGGGTATCCAGCGTCGTTTACTCGACTACCTGCAGCAATGATACAAACGCTTGATCAGTCAGGCCCAGTTTGGTTTGCACCGTCAAAACAAATTGTTTTCAACGGCGCTGAAATTGACCCAGCAAACGTCGTGCAATTCTTGTCTCCAATTCAAGGCATTACTTATATGTCAGAGACTGCAATTGCTACAGCGCTAAAACTTGAAGCGGCACGTTATCGCAATTCATCGTCAGCAATCCCAGCCGGCATTTTGCGTCAAACTGGCGGCGAGCCTTTGAGCGCTCAAGAATTAGCCGATCTTGCAGCGGCCTTTAATGCGGCGCGTGAAACTAATCAGACTGCCGCGCTAAACGAGTTTGTGTCGTACACGGAAACCGCAACTAGCCCTGACAAAATGTTGCTTATTGAAAGCGCCGAATTTCAGGCAATGGAAATGGCACGTCTTTGCAATATTCCGCCGTACCTTGCAGGCGTGTCGGTCGGCAGTTATTCGTACCAGTCAAGTGCTGAGGCGCGCATGGATTTGTGGACATTTGGCGTACGGGCTTACGCAGATTGCATCGCTGGCACACTAAGCCAAAACAACGTGCTACCTAACGGCACATATGTTGAGTTTGACGTTGAGCAATATTTGTCGGGCGAATACTCAATGAGTGATTACCGTGAGGACAATTCCGAAACACCGATACCAAATGGAGTACTATAAATTTTATGATCAGATTAACCCCTTCACAGATCACGGTTGATGCAGCGGCGGCAGAGGGCTTGCCGTCGCGCTCAATCTCAGGCGTAGCAGTTACATACGACGAGACAGCGACAGTTAATGACGGCACTAAGGTACGATTTTTACAAGGGTCGTTGCCAGTCACGGGGCGCGACCCGAAACTATTTATGCAGCATGACAGCAATCAGATTGTCGGCAAAGTAGTCGAGCGTGTGGACACGCCACAGGGCATGATGTTCACGGCCAAAATCAGCGCCACTCGACTAGGCGATGAAGCTTTGACGCTGGCAAATGACGGCGTTATTGACGCAGTATCGGTAGGCGTAACCCCAACAAAATTTAGTTACGACGAGGAAGGCGTGATGATTGTTGAGGCGGCTACGTGGCAAGAATTGTCAATGGTCAGCGAAGGCGCTTTTAACGGTGCGATCATTACCGAGGTCGCAGCCAGCGCCCCCGACGAGGTAGCCGAAGGTATCCCCGAAACCGAATTGACAAGTGCTATACAATCAGAACAACAAGAACAAAAGGACACAACCCCCATGAGCGAAACACCAGTTACACCAGTAGTTGAAGCAGCGACCGCAACAGTTGAAAAACTTTGGGCGCAACCAAAACAAGAATTTAAAATGCCAACACCGGGCGAATACTTTGCCGCGATGACAATTGGTGGCGACACATTTCGCAAAGTTAACGAAGCATACAAATTTGCTGCCGCTAAAAGTCAGTCAGCATTGCAATTTGCTTTGGCTCAAGATTTAACAACTGATACACCGGGTTTGTTGCCACAACCAGTTTTGGGCAACGTTTTCTTAAACTACAATTTTGTGCGACCAGTTGTGTCGGCAATCGGTACTCGAGCAATGCCAAACGGTAACGGTAAAGCATTTACTCGCCCGATCATTACTCAGCACACTTTGGCAGAAGTACAAACTGAAGGTTCGCAAGTTGCTACTCAAAAAATGACGCTTTCAGCAAATACCGTTACACGTCAAACTGTGGCTGGTGGCGTATTTATTTCCCAACAGGACATCGATTTCACAGACCCTGCAGCACTTAATGCAATCTTGACAGATTTGCAAGGCGCATATTTGAAAGAAACTGACAACATTGCGGCCGATGCTTGCAATACTGCAAAACAGACATCAGGTTTTACTTGGACAGTTACAGCAGGTGACCCAACATCACTTATGGCTGCGTTGTACGGTTGCGCGTTTAATATCAGCAATTCGACAAACTTGTTTGCAACACATTTGCTTGTAAGCGTTGACGTGTGGCAAAAACTTGGCGGTCAACTTGACGCAGACAAGCGCCCACTATTCCCAGCAATCGGCGCACCGGGTCTTATCGGTCAAAACACATTGGGCGCAGGTTCGGCTGCATCATGGTCAGGCATGAACCCAATGGGACTTGAGATCGTCGTTGACGGCAACTTTGCATCAGGCACAATGCTTGTCGTACACGCTCCAGCAATCGAGTTCTACGAACAGCAACGCGGAATTATGCGAGTTAGCGACCCAGCACTTTTGGGCGAGAACTTTTCGTACTACGGTTACTTTGCAACATTCTTTCAAGATGCAGCAGACGCAACCGCAGGCTCACGCTTCGTACAGTCGATCACAGTTGCTTAGTCGTAAGCGGCAAAACCGCTCATGGCAACATACTCAACAGCGTCAAAACAACTAACAGATAACTACGCCTGCATATCTACGCTTGAGCCAACCGACATACAGGTTGGTGACACCGTAGTTGTAGGCGCGTTAGGCGCACCGTTTAACGGCACGTTTACCGTGTTGGCTTGCCCGCAATATCGTTACGTTGGCGTTGACGGCACAACAGGCGAGTTCAATTATGACGTGACGGTTGCAGTACCTAATCAAGTTTTGTACGCCTGCACAGGTAGCGACGTTGATTTTGTTGCGATTTATACAGGCACAGTTGCGTTTACACCTACTTGCACGTGGGTTACGGTCGCAAACCTTGTCACATATCTTGGCGTGTCAATTACAAACCCGTCAGACGATTACACGCTGGCTACGCAGGCCGTAAGCGCTGGCAACCAGTTTTGCAGCCGTCGACGCGCCGAGGCAGGGTACAACGACAGTCTTAGTACGTCGCCTAGTGGTGATGTCACGCTCGGCACGATCATGTATTGCGCGGCGTTGTGGCGTAGTCGAGGCAGTCTTGAAAACGTGTTTGCGTCGTTTGACAACATGGGTACAGCCCCGCAACAGTCAATGACCCCGATCGTTAAACAGTTGTTAGGTATTGACCGACCTGCGGTGGCGTAGTGCCTGCACCGTACACAGACCTGTTTAACGAGGCGCTAGACGATCTGAGCGCCACGCTCACAGCCGTTACATCGCTCAGGGTTGTCAATGACCCAACAAAACTTGTTCCTAATTGTGTGTTTATTACAGCGCCAAGTTTTACGACCATTGCGGGCAACGGCAATATCGTGCGTATAGATTTTCCAATCAAAATTGTTGGCAGCGGCCCAGCAGGGTTGCCCGTGTTGCGTGAGATTTTGCAGATCACCGCGCTAGTGCTTGGCTCGAGCGTTATTGCAATGTCGGGCAGACCCGGCACGCTTGATATAGGCGGCCAAGAGTATCCGTGTTATGACGTATCAGTTGGCTTGCAAGCGCAATCGGCGTGAGCATACACACGCATATCGTTGCGGTATGGTAAAACTATAACTAACACATCAAGGAGAAATTACAATGCCTACGTCCACCTACCTCAGTAATCCGGTCGTTCTCATAGGCGCGTCAAGCGCAGCGACTACAGACATCACCGACCAAGTATCGGCAGTCACCGTTAACTACGTTGTTGAGGCACTTGAAGACACCGCGTTTGGCTCGACTGCACGCACAAACACCGCTGGCCTGCAATCAAACAGCGCAACATTAACTCTTTATGCGTCATTTGCATCGTCGGAAAGTTACGCATTGCTATCAGTACTTGTCGGCACAAAGTGCTACATCAAAGTAAGCCCAGCGTCAGGCGCAAACAGCGCAACTAACCCGGGCTTTGAATTGACAAACACTTACCTAAGCGCGTTGCCAGTAATGAACGCAAATTTGGGCGAGTTGGCTACCTACGACATTGAACTTATGGGTGGCGCATACACAGTTGACGTAACGTGATCTAACGCGCCATAACTGGCCGAGAACAGGACAAGGCAATGAGATTAAAACTTAAAGTAGATCTACAAGACGGCGTACAGCCAGTCGAGTTAACAACAAATATGTTTGTTATCTGCGAATGGGAAAAAACTGAGGGTCGCAAAATTAGTGACGGCAAAGGTATCGGCTACACCGATCTAGTTTGCTGGGCATACAATTTGCTAAAACTTAGCGGCCAAAAAATGCCTGCAACATATCGTGATTGGGTTAAAGAAAACCCAAACATGACTATTGAGGCAATAGACGAGACAGACCCAAACCTTACGGCGTAGGCAGTTACCGACGGCAACTAGCAGAACTGTTAGTTGCAACAGGGTATTGGCCTACGACAATCGAGTTTGACACGCGCGACCTAATCACGGTGATTACGCTATTGAATAAGCAAAAGAGGTAGCGCAATGCCAGCATCAACAACTATTGAGATCGTCGGGGTTAAGCAGACGATTAACTCTTTGCGTAAAATTGACCCGCAACTGCAAAAAGATTTTAAGGCAGACGCAAC